AAGTTCCGCCTATCGCTTCTGGTTCAGCAAGATCAACGAATATATTCTTGTATATCCTTGAATTTTGAATATATAAAAGTTTGATCGTAGCAGCCTGAACAGCAGCAAGGGCGTTTATTACCTTCTTACCCAGCGTTGTCGTAGTGCCTAGAGCATTTTGTATATTTGATAATATACTGTTTTTTAAATCGCTAAGAGATGGTATAGTCATTTACAATAGTGTTTTTTGTTGCATCCCACAAAAAAGTAGATTTTAACGATTTTTTATTTGGTTCTGTTATTATAGCTTCTAGTTCAATCCTGCTTTCGTTCAATAGATAAGCATTGACCTCTATATTAGCGTATTTTTTCAAGAATTGCAAATCTTTCTTTGCAGCATTTTCTATGTTAATTAAGCTTGCGGAAGAAATATTGCTATTATTTAGCGTTTTTTCTAATTCAGAATTAAATTGATTTTCTTCTTTGAATAAAGAATTTCCCCACCAATCTCCTCGCTGTTCTTGATCTTTTAAATTTTCGTTTGTACTTTCTGATACATTCCCACCAAACCAAGCTAGAAAAACCATGTTCGTAAAACCGTCAACGGTTCCAATATCTTCATTATTTAAGACTAATTCGCCACCGTCTCCATCCTCAAATATCGTTATATCGTTTGCCATATCTTAAAATCCTAAAGTTTGTGATAGTTGTATTGGAACGCCCGTATTTTCTGCGATGCTAGCCATTCCGGACTTATCGTTTATATCAATAGCTATTTTCTGATTCTTAGTGCTTTCTTTTCTCAAAACGGTTGCTTTGTTTGTTGCTGCTTCTGGATTCGCTGGGGCTTCGCTTTTGTCCGCAATATGAACGCCCATATCAGCCCTAAATCCTTTTAAACTCTCAGAATATCCTTTGAATTTATCGCCGACCATGGGCAAATTGCTCATTAATTCAAAAAGCTGTTGAACTGGATATAATAACGAATCAAATAAAACTTTTCCTATAGACTTTAACCCCTCGATAATTCCACCATTGGAAAAACTATCTGAAATCATTTCCCAGTTTGCTCGAAAAGATTGTATCATAGCAATAACCATTCCGAGAGGCCCTAAAAACAAGGTCATCGCTGCACCCCATTCATCCCACTTTGCTATAATTATTGCAATTACAGCAATCGCCGCAACAATAGCAATAACAATTAATCCTATCGGGTTCATAGCTGCAATAACATTAAAAGCAGCTTGAGCAATTCCAGCCGCTTTTGTTATCGTTTGATAAGCTCCGAACGCAACAGTAATAAGTTTAATCGCAATCATGAATTTTACAATCACTACAGCCGCATTGAAAACAGTTTTTATAAGGTCCTTATTCTCTACTATCCACGCTTTTGAAGTTCTTGCAATCTCGGTCAAGGATTTTATAGTTGCATCAATTTCACCTTTAAAAGTTTCTCCGATAGCGATAGCGATAGATTCAAAAGCAGACGATAGCGAAGCGATAACACCCCCCAAACCCTTGCTCATAAAGTCAGCCATCTTTTTAGAAGTTCCTCCCGCCCCCTTTATTTTAGACTGGTAAGCCTCAATTGCGGGCTGTCCTTCTTTCAGTAATACGTTAATTCCTGCAATAGCCTCCATGCCGAAAATGGTTTTCAATGCCGCCGCTTTTTGAGCCTTACCCATCCCCGCCGTTTTCTCAGAAATTTGCCCTAAAATATCAGACATTGGTAATAAATCGCCTTGCGCATTTTTGAGCGTCAATCCTAGTTTTGAAATTTCTTCCTGAGCTTTTGGGACTGGAGCTTGTAATCTTAAAAAAGCGTTTTTTATTGTAGTCCCCGCTTTGCTTCCTTTTATCCCTGAATTTGCTAAAATACCTGTAAGAGCTGCAAATTCTTCGATAGATCCTCCCGCCGCCGTAACTACTGGAGCAGCTTCTTTTATAGTCTCAAACATCAATTCCATGTTTGTATTGGAGGTTGTCGTAGTCTTTGCTAAAACATCATTTACCCTTGAAAGATTAGCGGTTAGTTTAGCATTGTCTTTTGTCATTAGCCCAAAAGCCCCCAAGCTATCAGAAGCTATATCAGTTGCGGTTGCAAGGTCTGTTTGTGAAGCTATCGCTAATTGCGCAACTCCACCAATTGCCGCTACTGACTGTTCAGCATTAAAGCCAGCCATAGCTAAAAAGTTAAGACCCTCAGCGGCTTCACCCGCCGAGAACTGAGTAGTTGCTCCTATCTCTTTAGCTTTTTCAGATATAGCCTTAAATGAGTCTGATTCTTTGTCGAAAATGCCAAATTTTGCGCTTGCGGCTGTAATACTTTTATCAAAACTTACGAAAGCTGTTGCTCCAGCCTGTACGGCACTTGCAACCGCAAAACCTCCAGCTAAGCCCGCAACTTGCCCTCCTAAGCCTGAAAAAGTTTTGTTTAACTTTCGTCCTGCTCTAGAAACTCGGTCAAATGTAGCGGTAGCACGTTGACCAAACATTGACGTAGTTTTTGACATCTTCGTCATTACTGATGACATACTATCAATAGCTTTGAATTTGGTCGATATGCTTAACGCTACACTCATAATTATTAATTTAATGCCCCCATTGAGGCGTTAATCTGTTTGATGTATTCTTTTGAATCGTTATTCCAGAAAAATAGACCTCGATGGTCTAACTCATCGAGATACATTTTATCTATTTCGTCAAGAGAAAACTTGTACAATCTTACGACATTAATAATCGCTACATTAATGTTATGTATATTAATGTCGTTATTTACAAAAGAAATACAGCCACGTTTTGAATCGCTGAGAATGAAGCCATATCAAGCGTTTTTAATAGATTCACATTAAGACCAGAAGCGGCTGCAATTATTGCCATTACTCTAGCGATCCCCTCTTCTAATTTTGCCGAAATACTATTAAAAGCTTCACTAAAAGTTTGTAATGTAACTCTGTTTTTAATACAAATCTCGCTATAAATAGGAGTTCCGTCTAAACTCAAAATAGGGAAAGGTAGTTTGTAGGTAATTGAATGTTTTTCGTTATCAACAACCATATCGCCGTCCATAATCAGATCAACTATAGCATCTACATTGTCCTGATGCTTTTTAATGACTCTTTCTCTAATCTTGTTATATTCCAAGAACGCTAAAACTTCCTTCTCAGCTACTTCTTTATTTACCTTACTTTTTCCCATTATTGTAATTGTTTTAAGCTTTCAAAATGTAAAACTAAAGGAATTAATCCTGTATTTGTGTTACCTGCTAAATCGCCGACTGGTTTCCCTAATCCCCCGTAAATTGCGCCTGATACGTTTGTGATTGTCCAATCCCCCAAATCGGGGCTAGACATTAAATCCTGTAAAATTGCAAGCTCATTATTCCCGATCTGATCCCATGAAACTGGAGGGGTTTCAAACGAAGCTCTAACTCTCGTTAGCTTGTCGATGAATTGACCGTCTCCAGTTATTCCTCCTTCGTCATCATCTGACTTGAAACCGCCTAATTTTACAGTCGCATCCTCATCGCTCTTGAAAGAGAACGAATGAGAACCGATTGTGGGATGTATTACTTTAGCGTTTATTGTATCGCCTCCTACTGTAGCCATAATATTCTAGTTTTTAAGATTGAAAAGTAAAATCCCAACTCACATCCGCCGATACTTGATCTGCCGTAGAAGTGATTTTTGTATTAAATTGAATATCTAATCTCGCTGAATTAGTATCATTTATAACTACTACTGTGCTATTTTCAGAAAAAGCTTTGTCGTTAATCAATGCTCTTAATTGCAGATCGTTAAAATAACTAAACGCTAATTGCTTAACTCCAGATGGGCTAATAGTGTTAGTTACCCTAGTCGGCTTACCGTCTAAGATAATAGTCCTATCTTGAATAGAATCCGCCATAATAATTAACCAACCGTAAGCGATATTCCAGTTTACCATCAAGTCACGAACTTTGCGATACTTGATAGGCGATTCGCCATCTGGATGGTATGTTGTTTCAAAATCCTCAACTTGATATTTCCCTGCTTTTAAAGTAACTGTTGAGCTACCTTTTAGAGCTAAAGCATTGCGAGTTAAGTAATCGGAAAAATCTCCAATATCGCTATCAGAAGGAATAGGCATGTCAAAATATTGTAAGCCACCATTACCTTGGTGGGGGCTGTCATTACTTAATAGCGCAGTTATTGCCACCACATTTGCAGCAGCCTCCCAGCTAAAGCCTTTTGAATTTGGAGCTGGGCAAAGTACGTTTGTTACCTCTGATTTTCTAGCTGTAACATCCGTAATAGCCAATATCTCTGCTTTCGTTGATGCCAAAGACCCGAATAGCGCAACTAAAGGTTTCATTACAGTTGGAGTGTATCGCCCAGTTGGGTTCGTTGGATCGGGCACACCGTTAAAAGATTCTAATTCTTCAAACTCAGAAACTCCATAAGGGTTTGTAATCATTGTCACCCATTCATCTCCTATCAAGGCTAAAGAAGGTGTAATATCTACAGTTCCAGTACCCGCTACTTTTGAAGCTTCTGCATAAACAATTCCCGCAGCAACATCATTCGTGTTAAACTCAATGTTAAGCTCTGCACTAGTCGCTCCTGCCCATTTTGTTGTGAAGTCAATGTCTGTTACGTTTAGAACAGCAGAGCAAGGAGCACCTAAAGCGGCTGTAACTGTATCTATGATTGACTGTACTACATCCGTAGCAGATTGTCCTTTAACAACATTGTAAGAATAAGAAGCCCCATCAACGCCTGTACGCCCGTTTATAATTAAATTATGCGTAGCATTTGCCGTTACGGTAGTTGCAACTGTAACCGATTTTTTAATTACTGTTGCTGTTGCTGTGCCTTCTAATTGCGGATAGATTACGGTTTTTACTCCCGAAACCAAATCAGCATTTACAGGCCTTATGATTCTAGCTTGTTGGTGAAGTGGCGAACCATAACCGTATTTTTTTGCTACTTCGTTCGAGTTAGTAAACTCAAAAGGAGTAGTATCTATAGTAGCTTGATTTGCTATATTCGCTTCTCCAAAAACGGCGATATTTTGAGGTAAATTTGGAGACTTATTGCGAAAGTTAGCGGCTTTTATTCGATAGCCTAAAACTCTCGAAACTGTAGCGTCTGATAATGCACTTGATACTGCACTCATATATTTTAGTTATTAACTGTTAATTTTGTATTTCCGTCATTAGTATCAGTTCCTGTTGAGGCAAAAGGCACTAACGCCCCGTTATTCTCGTAAGAACCGACTTTTAAAGTTAGATAAGCAGCCGAAGTATGTAGCCCATCATCTGCCGCCTGTGCTTGTATAGCTTGTAATACTGTCACTTGAACATATCTTACAATAGAGTTCCCAAAATCAAACCGCAGTCTATAATTGTAAGGAGATTGTAAGATATATCTACACATCCCTATTAATTTCTGAGCTTCTTTTTTAGCCTTTTCATCACCTCTGATCCCAACCGAGCTTTTAGCATTAGTGTTTACAATTATATTAAATATTAGTTCGTTTTGAGGGTCTTCGGGTTCTGTTGAATCCAAATGCATAGCATCAAAATCTACCGAAATAGCGGGTAATTCCGTCTTATCAAAATCAATTGATCTCTCAGAATAAACCTTAATATTTTTAAGCGATAAATCCGATTCATTTACAAA